TACACTTATTGCCCAAGTCATAAAGATGAGATTGGGTGTGAAAACTTTTAATATAAAAATCGGTGTACTTATTTCAGCATTTGCAGTTAAAACAACAACTTGCAAATGCTGAAATGTGTTATACACCTACGCTAGGTGTCTAACTATGAGTTATACACCAATGTTTTCTTCGTAAGCCTTCTCGCATTTAGATAGCAGTCTTAAATATGCCTCATGTTCTGCTTCTAGCTTTCCAAGCACTTCACTGTACTCAATTGTTGTTGGGCATTCGTCACATAAGGCGCATGAATCTTCTATAAGTGTGTTTAGTGCCTGCATTACTATTTCTAGTTCTTTACGTTTTAATTTCATAAGTTCCTCGCAAAAAGTGTATAACTCATAATTTAAGTGCGACACCTACTCAAGCAGTTACGCAATAAATATCTGAGTCGGGTGCGCCTTAATAAAGTGTTAGAGCTTGCTTATTGGTCTGTTAATCAAATCAGCTTCAAAAGGGTCATGCTCGTAAATATTACACTTTTCAGCTTCCTCTTTTGCCAGTCTTGCCATTTTGCACGGGCAGTGGGGTTGTCCATTTATTGCACCTAAACAGCCACACATATTAACTGTGCCGTTTTTTAACCCTTCTAATAATTCATCTAAAGTCATCTTTTCATCACGCTCATTGCAGCTACTGCCGCACAATTCACTCATTTTTTAGCCCTGCTTGATAAATATTTTTGTATTGCTTGCTGACCAGTAAGTCCGTGTTTATCCCGATGATATGCAATATACCCTATTCCTATCCCAAGCCTTTTTATTTGGCTATTGACCGAGTTTTGCTCACATTCGCCACTTTTCTTGTTAGCCCCTTTGCCGCGCCATTCCAATTTCCTACGCTGCACATATCTAAACAAAATTGATGCGTCAGTATTCAAAATAATCGCGCTTTTATTGTAAGATAAGCCATGCGCCTCAACTGCCAAAACATCATTTAATTTAAGCCTAGCTTTCATTTTGAACCTCCCATTGCTATTGCTTGCTCTAAAGACATCTCCTTAATATTCATACGATAAATTACCGTTGAGCGATTTATTCCGCTTTTTTTGATTCTTTGAAGTTCGCTTTTGGGATTTACTTGGCCATGTTTATAGCATGGCATTTTGCCGCGCCATGCAATGCTGTGGCGTTTAATGAATCTATCTAAAGTTGAGTTATCGACACATAAAACAATCGCGCTTTTGTTTACAGAAAGGCCAAGCTCTTCAACTTCTAGCACTTTTTTTAGCGTCAAGATTGGTTTTGCTGGTTTATTCATTTTTGATACGCCTTGTTATACGCCTTAGAAAAAGATTGCCGCAACGTCTAAGGCGTAAGACTGGCACTGGGTAATTAGTCCAGTGCTTGCGGCAAAATTAGTTTAATTCTTGACTCGTTTTAGCCCAGTGAGTCTTACTGGTTGATATGCGTACTCAATTAGCATCGCTATGAGTCAAAGTATGGTATTTGTTTGACGTGTTGTACAAGTCAATTTAGGACAATTTATAAAATCTTTTTACCGTTCTATTTTGCGCTGTAACGCGCTGTTTTTTAAAAGTTATACAAACGTACTGCCAAATGTAAAAACGCGCTTGTATGCTCGTTATCGTGCGTTTAAATGCGTTTAGCGGTATTGTTTAAACAAATACAAACCAACAAACAACAAACCAAGCCACGCGGTCAAAAACATTGCAACCATGATAACCACCACTCTAGAAGTATTAAGATGGTTTTGAGCGTAAAGCACTGTTGTTAAAGTTTTGATGTTTTTTGTTTGACGATTGGTGCTAAATGTTAGTTTGAGCATGATAGTACAAGATAGTAAGTCTTTACTATCATGAAATCTATATATACCAATGGTTAGAGTAGCAAGATAGTAAGATAGTAAGATAGTATATATATACTGTTTTAATTTTATATAAAAAGAGGTATATATACATATGTATATACAAGTGTATTTTATTAGTTTTGATTATTTTTTATACAGTGATATATAGGTTGTTTTTTATGTATATATTTATGTATATATAGTGCTATCTTGCTATCTTGCTATTTTGCTTTATAAGTTATTGTTTTTAATATGTTTTTTCTTAAAAATAACTTACTATCTTGCTACTATCTTGCACTATCTTGCTCGGAAAAAAACAAAAACATGGTTAAAAAACATACAAAATAAGTGCAAGACGTAAAAAAAGCCAAGTTTTTAGGCTTGGCTTAAAAAAAGTTATCCACATGATAAACAGACTAAATAGCAAAATACCGCAAGTACTTAACTTTGGTGCTTGACTTAATAAACTCCTCTGTTCTAATCATTTTTTTGTCAGTCATTTGCAAAAGTAACGCCTCAATCTGTGTTTTTGGTGTACCACGGAGACGATTACAGATAACGCCAAGCGTCTCGCCATGCTCTTTATCAATAATTGACAACACTTTAGCCGCTAAACCATCAACAGATTGTTTGTTATCTTCGCTATAAGACAGCTTTATTTTGCGCTCAACGTCTGCCAACGCCAAAGCATAGCCATAGCGCACATGGTCAACATTACGCAAGCCGCTTGGCAATGCACAAATAAGACTAACCTTGCTTGCTAACTCATAACCGCGTCTAGCGATTGCCTCTAATCCTGTTGTTGCCTTGTGATGCTCTGCTAACTGATAAAAACGCTCATAAACCTCATTTAACAGCTCGCTAGCGTCTTTTAATGTGGGCAGTGTAGTCTTATCGCCTAATTGTTGAATACGCGCACCCGTGCGCTCTAAAGCGTCAAAATGGCCATGTGCGTAAAGATTACGCAAAGCATTAGCCAAGCATTCGCTCATGGCCTCTTTTTTAAAGTGTGTTTTGCGTTTTGGGTTAGTCTCTAAATCATAAAACAGCATAGAACGCGCTAAAAATCCATTGGTGGCCATGTCATACGTCATTAACTCGTTAAAAGTCACTGGCGTAGTAAACCCCATCATTGTTAAGTATGGATTCTCTAAGCCGTTGTCCACGTCTTTAATGCTTTGGCTGATTGCATCGCGTAAATCTTCTAAGTGTTGTTTTTGCGCGTCTGAACCTGAGTCCATGGGTAGCTTTTCGATACGCTTTTCAAATTGTGCGTACTCTAAAAGTAACTTAGCTTTGATGTCCTCTTTTAAATCGCCTGTTATTGGCAGGTAGCCGTTAGCTTTTGAATAAACACTCATTAACGACCCGACAACACCCTCCAAATAAGATGCACCGCCTTTTTTGCTAGCATTGGCTAACTTATTAAGCACCAAGCCCAATTCATCAATACAATAAAACGCGGCTTGGTGTCTGATTAGATTGCGAATTACTTCTTGCTCTGACTTAAAGCCACCGTGTACCGCACTTTGTACCCCTGCTGCCTTTGCAATGTTTAGATAACATTGCATTATTTGCTCTTTACCAGTGCCACTGCCCGCAATACAAAAAGATAAAATATTGGGTGTAATTCCGTCTAACTCGTCCGTATAACGCATACCTGCCAAGCTGCTAACAGCAGTTAAAGCACACGCAACCGCAAGATTTTCACGCGGATATAAACACTGGTTATTTATCCATTGTGTCAACTCCCCGACAAAATCGGGAGGCCGTCTAACATCCACTGGCTCATCTAAAAGACTTTTAACCTTTGCGCTTTTATCTTTATCGGCTTTATCGTTTTTATCAGTCTTTACACTGTCAAGATTGCCAATTAAATCATCATCAACCGCGCCTAAACTATCATCATAAACAAAGGTTACAGGCTCACAATAGCCGCCCTCATGCGCGTAGTGTAGTAATGTACCATAACCAACTGGATTGGCTGTTTTGCCAAAGCTGTGCCAGTGTTTTTGTAATATGCCTGAATTGCTATATTTTGCGCTGTCCTTGCTCCATGCGTCCCAAATCTCAAAGCCTCCACCGTTTAAGCAATGATGAATAGCCATGCCTATAGACACCCATTGATTGTAATCGCAATCGGGCGAGCAATGCTCTAACAAGCTAACAATGTGTAATTCGTCAATGTCTAAATCTTGGCCATTATTGCTAACGCGATAAAACGCAGGGCGTTCTAGCAAAAAAATTAAATCATCGGGCGCAAAATCCACATCTTGCGGATAACCCTTGATAGTCTCATAGTTTGAGCCGCTTGCGTGTAACGAACCGCTACCCACCACAAAACCGCTAGACTTAAAATCAATGCCCTTGTATTTATCAAGTTTTTGCAACAATGACTTTTTTTTGTCAACATCGTTTAGCTTAAAATAGTAATGCTGACTACCGCCACCACTGCCCGTATTGACCACAAACGCACAGTCTAAAATACATGGCACATCTTTACATAACTGCTTAAAAGACTTAACGCCCCCGTTTCTAGCGTCAACATCAACCACCAAAAAGCCTTTAATAAGCACACCAAAGCCACTGTTAAAATGGCCAAGCTCGTTAAAACATTCTATTTGCTCGTCTGACCAATGCGGCACATTTTGCCAGTTACTCATCACTGGATGCTTTAAAATAGCGGTGCATTCAACATCGCCACAATTACACGCGCCACCTGTTGCGCCATGCAAGCCAAAAACTTTAAAACCTGACTCTATATAGTCATAAATCTCGTTAATCATTATAAAAGCCTTTTTTTGTTAGGATGCCCTTAGTTTTTGTAAGTCAATCGCACACACAATCACACGCAAAATAATCGCTTAACTTTTGAAGTGTTGCGTATTGCACGTTAGTTTGTTTAGTGTCGCGTATATAGCGTAGCGTGTTGTAGTGTAAACCTGTTGCCAGTGCCACCACTTCTAAGCGTCTGTCCTGTAGTTTTTGCTTAACTTGCTCGATTGTTAAGAGTTGGCTTGCTTGTTTTTGCTGTGTCATTTTAGATACTCGCTTCGCTGTTGTTTAAAGGATTCTATGGTTTAATGTAAAATAATAACATTATGTTGTTGACATAGTACAATAGAAGATATAAATTAGCAAACATCAAGTTAAGCAATGTTTAGCTTGATGCAAACAAAATCCAATCGGAGCAACACAAAATGTCATTTTTAGAACAAGTCAAAAAAGCCACACCTCAAGCACCAGTTATCACATTGGTAGGATTTGCAGGTAGCGGCAAATCAAGCCTAGCAGGTTTATTCACTAACCCTATCTTTATACAAGCCGAAAACGCAACTAGCGTTTTTGAGACAATGCCAGATTTTGCACAACCTGCCTTTTTCCCACAATTGCCATTGCCCAATGCTAAAAAAGGCGTTAAGCCTAGCGAAGTTATTTTAGAGCAATTACGCGAATTGATAACGGCTCAACACGATTTTAAAACTGTGGTAATCGACACAGTAACCGCGCTTAATGCCTTGTTTGAGGCCGAAGTTGTAGAGTTTGACGACAAGGGCGCGTCTAATATTGGCGAAGCGGCAGGAGGCTATAACAAGGGTTATTTAGTGGTTGCAGGTATGCACGCTAAATTACGCAGTGCTTGCGAGCATCTACGCAAGCGCGGCATTAGTGTGGTGTTCCTTGCCCACACTGGCATTGTTAAAATGAAAAACCGTCCTGAGTCGGGTGAGTATGTGGCTTACTCTCTTGATATGCACGAGCGTTCACGCGCCATTTATGTCAGCTCTAGCGATATTGTTGCGTACCTAAAAGCGCGTGATTTTGTTATTGGTGGCGAAGAGAACAAAAAAGGCCAAACTACCAAGTTTGGGCGCGTAACAAACACTGGCGAGCGCGTTTTGATTACTAGCAGCGATGGCACTATTGGTTATATTGACGCTAAAAACCGTTATGCCCTACCCGATGAGATTGAAGTAAACAAAGGTGAAAATCCTTTGATTTCTTTAATCCCTTTTTACAACCAACAATAACCCTTTATTTTTTACAACAACCGCGCATTAAGCGCATCGGAGATTATTATGAGTTTTTGGCAAACACAAGACGGCTCTGCCGTAGAATTAACAACAACTTTCGAGTCAGGTGGCGGTGATATTAAACCAATCCCCGACAATACCGCCCTAGTTGGTGCGATTGAGGAGGCTAAATGGTCAGAGTATGATGGTGAAAGCTACATCAACTTAAAATGGCGTGTTATGCGCCCTGCTGAGTTTGCTAACCGTGTGATTTTTCAAAAAGTAAAAGTGTTTAACGCTAAACAGGGCGACAATGCCAAGCGTATGCTTGCAGCTATTGACGCTAACGCAGGCGGTAAACTTGCAAAGCTCAAAGAAGCACCCGAAGATATGGACTTAATGACTGCACTTGTCGGTAAAGCAATGGCAATCAAAGTCAAAATATGGGATATGAACGGCAAAACAGGCAATTGGATTAGCGCAGTAGCACCCACAAAGCAACAAGCACCGCAAGCGCAAACTCAAGCACCAACACGCCCTACACCACCACAAAACGCACACAATCAAGCAAAATCTAACGCCTACCAAGCGCAAGATGATGATGACGAAATTCCGTTTTAATCTAACCCATTAACCACACCACAAGGCGCGTTAATGCGCCTTTTAAAAGAGAGTATTAAAATGATTAAGTTAAGTTTAACAGAAGACCAATTAGAAACAATTGAAGCCGCACTTGAAACATATTGTATAGGCTTATGTGAAGAAAAAGACCCGCACTTAGCAATGGCAGCAGACGCACAAAAAGCCATTGTTACAGTGCTTAATGAAAAGTGCCGAGGAGCTGTGCCGCACCTTCCTGAATTGCGTATTTTAGCAGAATCTTTAATGCCTGAGCATATAGAAATTGAATATACAACAAACGGACTGCAAGGTGGAGATTCAGGCCATGGCGGATATACCACTCTTAAAATAGGTAGTATTCCGTTTTCTTGCGATATTAAAATAAATGGCGAAAAACAAGAATTTAACGACTTAGAAACGATAGAGATTACAGTTAGAGGAGACTGGGAGTCTAGCGGTTTTGCTTCGGCATTCATTAAGTTAGGTAAAAAACTTTTCAAAAAAACGCGCATAACTGATTAACCCACTAACCCCCTTAAACGCGCCTACAATGTAGGCGCATAGGAGCAAGTCAATGACAACACAACAACCACTACAACGCACCCCCGAATGGTTCAAACAGCGCAAAGGGCGCGTAACTGGCAGTGTAGTAGGTGCTGCTTTAGGCGTTAATCCATACATGACACAAGATGCACTTATCAGACGTTTAGTGCGTTTATGGCATGGCGCGGAGTCGGAGTTTAACGGCAATATTGCCACCGAGTATGGCTCTCTTAACGAACCTATTGCACAGTTAGCTTACACCACAAAAACGGGTAACTTAGTTAATGAGTGCGGCTTTAGCGTCCATCCTGAGCATGACTGGCTTGGCGCGTCCCCTGATGGTATTTTTGAGAATAACATGGGCGAACAGTGCATTTTAGAGATTAAATGTCCGTTTGGTTTGCGCAACGAATTATTGCCACAATTCAAACCACTTGCAGAGCAGCCTCATTATTACGCACAAGTGCAAATCGAAATGGCCTGTACTGGCATTAAACAATCTCACTTCTATCAATGGAATAAATACGGCGACTCACTAGAGATTGTCACGTTTAATCAAGAGTGGTTCGATGATGCCATCATTAAGCTATTAGCTTTTTATAACTGCTTTTTGTCAGAGATTGACAACCCAGAACATCTAAATGACATTGTAAAAACGATTGAATCTAAACAAGCTACCGCGTTATTGTCAGAGTATGACCAACTTGGCGAAACAATCGACAATGCAACGCAACGCCAAAAAGAGATTATTGTCGAATTGGCCAAGATTGCTAACAACAAAAATGCAATCATTAACGGTCGCAAGTTTAGCCAAATCACACGACAAGGCGCGATAAGCTACGCTAAAGCAATCAAAGACCTTTTACCAGGTGCTGACCTTAGCAAGTATCAAGGCAAGCCGACAAGTTATTGGAAGTTGGGGTAATGTTATGCAATTACGCCCCTATCAACAAGACGCTGTAGATAGTGCTATCGCATGGATGCGTAAAAGTACAGAGCCTGCATTATTGGGATTATCAACAGGTGCA